TATTAGTGTTCTCAGGCCTTAAACATCTTGACTCGACTGGTATCCTTCCAAGCTAATGTAGCGAGCAACGTGCAGGTCAGCGAGGAGTGAGTGGAACTGCACATGAGGATTTGCGCCTCGCATAGCACGCCAGTTCGTCTCCGCTACCTTGTCGAGCATCTTCGCCTTCACGTCGCCGGGCAGGTCCTTCTTCTTGAGGACCTTGAGGAACGTGTTGCAGAGGACGTTCGCCGGGACGCCATCCTTCAGAATTTCCACGTCGAGTTGTCGCATGGCGTCGTCCAGGTCGCCCTCGATTGCCGTATCTGCTATCTGGTGAACGAGCGCCTCGTTGACCGTCGAGACGACAACGTTGACGCCGTTCTCGTCGATATGCCCCTCGTATTCCGCCGCCTGCATGCTGTTGATGAGTTTCCGGGCGTCGCCGTCTACCGCGTTCACCATCAACTTGAGCGTGTCGTCAGCGACCTTGATACCCTCTTTGTCCGCGACGTTCTTGGCGATTTGGAACAGGTCGTCGTCCCCGAGCGGTGAGATACTGAACGGTGCGCACCGCGACTGGATGGGACCGATTATCTCCGACTTGTAGTTGCAGGACAGGAAGAACCTCGTCACGTCTGCGTGGTCCTCCATCACTCGTCGCAGCGTCTGCTGCGCGTCTTTCGAGAGCGCGTCACACTCGTCGAGGAAAATGATTTTGTACTGGTGCTCCCCGATTGTACCCTGCACGGCGTAGTCGCTCACCTTGTTCCGGATGGTGTCGATACCACTCTCGTCAGAAGCGTTGATGTCCAGGACGTTGTTTCGCCAGTTATCAGCACCGTACTTCTCCTTGGCGAACGCCTGAACGAGCGCCGTCTTCCCGATGCCCTGCTTCCCGGCGAAGAGGACGTGCGGAATCGACTCGTCGTCGAGGAAGTCACGCATACGCTTCACGACCTCCTCGTGACCGATTATTTCTTCCAGCGTCTGAGGTCTGTACTTTTCCACCCAGATTTTATCCGATACTTCCATTAGTTAAACTCCTCCTTGAAGTATTCCGCGTCGTACTTGCTTTTTCTGTTCGACTCCGAACGCAGTTCGTCTCGAGTTTCCATGATTTTGATGAACCTCTCTTCAGTCATCGCTCGGGCATCCCAGTCAATACTGAGGATTGTCTCGAACGTGTCACGCTTTGCCCGGACATAGTCCTTCATAACGTGAAGGAACGCGAGAACATCCCGCTTGGAATGAATCTCGAAGTGCCAGGCGTACCCATCATCCACATCCCGGAACGTATAGTTCACTTCTATCTCGTAGCACAGCGTCTGCAGAGTGTCTTTGATTTTCTCGTTCGACTCCATCTCCTTCATACCCATCTGAAATTCAGGAGCGACGCGGTAACCGAGACGGCACGTTTTCGACTTACCAACGCCTATCCACACACCTGCTTCACCGTCGATGAGCCCACCGAGATAGTGAAGGTCTTCTTGAGTTGCAGTCATCTGGGTTGATAATTCATTACCATACGGCAATAAACATCCTGACCCAAATGCTTCTTGTACCGTACTCATCACTCACCACCATGCGGTGACTCTTTGAAGTATTCATCGCATAAATCACAGTGATACTCATCCAGTATTGGACAGTAACCTGCCCATGGATGGTCGCACTCACTTTTGTCGTCAACGTTCATGCTTCGTTTGTAGTTAATCGCAAAGGGTTATCAGTCGTTTCGTCGAGAGAACGGGTCGCTGCTGGCTTACCCGTCGATGGCGTCCTGAACGATGTCCAGGACCTCCTCACGCACTTCCTTCTTCGACTGTTCGCCATCAACGACAGCGTACTCGTCCTCGTCGCGCAGGTCGTGGATGTACGAGTAGTTCTGCTTGACCTGTTCGAGCATCTCACGCTTCTCGTACTTCTCCTCGCCGTCGGCGCGTTCGAGCGCAGTGTCCACGGAGATGTCCAGGTAGATGGTCAGGTCGGGCCTGATGTTCCACGGCGCCATGACCTTCGCCATCCAGTCGACCGGGTCGTCCAGTTCGTCCTGCAACTGCACGGGTTGATACGCGAACGTAGAGTCGGTGAACCGGTCAGAGACGACGATGTTACCGTTCTCGAGGTGCGGTTTGATGTACTCCTCGATATGGTAGTGCCGGTCGGCCATGAACAGGAAGAAGTCGGTGAAGGCGGGCGTGTCGTTACGGAGCGCCTTGCGCACCTGCTTCCCCGTCCAGAACTCAGACGGTTCGCACGTCGTCTCGGCGTCGAACTTGCGCTTGATAGCTTTGACGACGAGCGTCTTTCCTGCACCGTCGAGACCTTCCGCGGTAATGAACGTTCCTGACATGGTTAGAACCCCAGCACGTCGTCGCCAGTGACCTCAGACGCAGGGTCGCCCAGTCGGTCGAGGAGGCGGCGTCCTTCCTCGGTGATGTAGTAGTACGAGCGTCGTCCGTCCTTGCGTTCGTTCGCATACCCTGCCTTGAGCAACGCCGAGGTCGCGGGACTCGTCTCGAAGTCACCGCCCGCCGACAGTTCACGCAGGTCGTAGTTGCTCAGCATGCTACGCGGCGAATCCGCGTCGTTGTTGTCGAGCAGGTACAGGCACCGGTGAGTCGGGTCGTCGTCCTGCACCGGAAGGTCCGGGTTGTACGAGGTCTCCTCGGAATCGCTCAGGTCCCGTGGTTCGGGGTCGCCTTCGCGTTCGAGGATACTGATTTCTCCGTCGAACTCTGGGTTGTCGTACAGGTACGATACTGCTTCATCTGTCGTCTCGAAGGTTTTGATGGTGTCTTGAGTCATTTTATTCTACCCATTCTGCCTTGCCGCCCGACCAACCGAAGGTCGAGCAGTCCTCGGGTTCCTCCTTTCGCGTGCAGAGACCCAGCGACTGAATCGACTGACACGACATATCGGAGTACCCGCGCTTGTGTATCTGCTTGAGGAATTTCCGTGTCTTCCCGCGGTCGGCGTCAACCCACCCGAGAGACATGAACATCTCCTCTATCTCCTGTCGCGTGAACCCCGCGTTGAACAGGAGAACCGCACTGTTAAATCGCACCATGTGGTGCGGGTTCGGTTGCACGAGTCGCTCGTACATACAGGGCATCTGGAGTAGTTCCTTCAGCATGTTCAGAATACCCTGCCGTTCGTAGTTCTCAACGTCAATCTCGACCTCGACTTCACCGCGAACCGTCGCACGCTCCTCCAGGTACTCATCGTACACCTGCATTTCCGGACGCTCCTGCTCGGGCAGTTCAATCTGTCGAGGCGACTCTGACCACTCGAGCAACTCCTTGACCGTGAGGTTCGCTACCTCGTCGCGGGTCATGGGAATCGTATAGAGTTGACACGGCATCGTATGCGTGTCCTCGGTGATGGATTCACCCCGGTCAGCGTCTACGTACACCCGTCGCACGTTCGGGATTCTGAGGATACGCTGAACGTCCCCGATGAGTTGAATATCGAGGGTGTTCAGGTCCAGTTCGTCGAGGTATCGTCTGACCGTCGTAGCGAGGTGCTGACGCGCCTGCAACTGTTCCTGGTACAGAAGGTGTAGATGTACGCCGAACCCAGAGAAAACGCCTACGAGCGGTATCTCTTCACGTTGTGCGCGTTCGGCGACCCTCCGAGCGTCCTCCACGACCTCACCTAAGACCTCCTGCGCGAGGTCCAGGTCGTCTCGCATGAGCATGACCTTCTCATCGTCGCGTTCCGTTCGTGGGAACGCGGCTTCCTTCATCGGTGAATCGAGGTCTATGGAGATTTTGTCGGTCACGACACCGCCACCTTCGGTCAGGTCGAAGTGCGAGATAGTAGCGTACAGGTTACGTTCGCCTTCGCACTCCTCGATGACTGCGTCCAGTTCAGATTCTGAGTGGACGGGCCACTGCACCGGATTCCCGACACGCCGTGGAAACTTACCGTATAGCAACTTTGTCACTTCATCCATATCTTATCACCTGTATTCTCAACCTTGCAGTGACATGAACGGCACAGCGTCACCAGGTTATCGACTCGGTTTGCTTCTTCATAACTGTCGAAGTCACCATACCTGACGATATGATGGACGCAGAGGTCAACGTACCCACGCGGCAAAACGTGAGCAGGTTTACGACAGTTCTGGCAGCGGGCCTGGTCGCGGAGAATTGCTTTCAACCTCTGCTCTTCCCAGTTATCACCGCGTCGTTCGCAGGTACCAGGTTTCCAGTTCGGATGAGATTCACCTGTCTGTTCTTCCGACCACCTACCGAGCCACTCCAACCGGCAATCGTTTGAACAGAACCTACCTTCGTACTCGTTGACGTTGACAACGAACGAAGTACCGCACTCCTCGCACACAGTTTCCTGCGACGTGTCCGCGTGCACTTGACCGTAGTGGATGTTTCTGCCCTTCTTTGTATCAAACACCCTGCTACAGTCGGTGCACTCGTGCATTTACTCGTGGTCGTGGCGGCACGGACACGGTTCGTCAGCAGCGCTACCAAACCCGAAGTGATTCTCACACTCCGGGCAGACGACGTCCAGTTCTAACGGTTTAGTATCGACCGGGACATGAACCCGGAACTCACCACAACCGCACGTTATCGCTGTCGTAGTCATCAGTTCTTGTTGACCGGACCGATAACGTTCCGGAGCACCTGACCTTCGTACTCGTCCTGGACGACGCAGATGGGCAGTTCCTCCTGCGTCTCGATACGCACGTCTCCCGAGAGCGTGCCGAAGAGTTCCTCGAACCCCTGGTTGTACTCGTTCGACAGGTCGGGACCTTCGACCGTATCCGCGTTGAGCGCACCCCACGCGGCGTTCCGTCGCTCGTCTTTCCCGACACTCAGGTACAGTTCGCCGTCCTGGATGGTAATCGGGTAGAACTTCGTGTCGTCGTCGTCGTTGACGATGTCCACGATACGGTTGATTTCTCGCACGTCCGTCTCGATGAGCGCCTCCATGGGTTCGCCCTCGCCGGTGAGGAACGAGTGCGTGTCGTCGTCGAAACGACTCACGGCGTCGAGCGGAACCTCATCGAGATTCGACTCGCTCGCGGGCAGCATGACGCGCGTCTGAATCGCTCCGTGGAACTGGAGCGCGTGACAGAGACGGTCGCCTTCATCACCGAGGAGTGTCAGTTCGACCGTACTGCTCGGGTCGTCCTGCGCGTAGTTGAGATACGTGAGGAAGTCCTCCACGTTGATAATCGCCTCCGCCGTCCCGTTGTTGTCCTCGATGAGGAGGTCCTGGTCGACCTCGGTGGTGGTGAGGAAACCATCGCCGAAGGTCGAGTACGAGATGACGCTGTTGTTCTGCTTGGACGCGAGGAACCGCGCCTCGCCTCCACCGACGTTGACGTACACCTCCGAGTGCACTGCGTCGCCGGAAGACGCCTTGAGGGACGCCTTCTTAATCATCTGCTCGAGTCGGTTCGCGTCGGCCGTGATAGTCGCTTTGGTAACTTCAGTCATCGTTGTCGTTCTCGTCGTTTTCGTCCGCACTTACTTCGTTGTCGAGCTGTGCCCTTATCGTCTCGGAGCCAACATCCCCGAAGTATCTGTCCAGAACGTCGAGCGCGGTGACGTTCTCTCCGGCGAGCAGATTTACGTCGTCATGCACGTCTTCCTCGACGTAAACCGAGACGTACTCCTCTTCGGGAATCGCCATGCGCTCCTCCTCCACGTCGTCTGGAAGCAGCACACGTAGCGCATCGCTGAGCGTGTACTCCGTCTCCTCGACTGCGTTTTTGAGCGTCGAACGCCACTCACGAGGCACGCGGATACCCTTGAGGTTCCGTTCCTCGGTGATTTCCATCTTCATCACCAGGCCGCGTCCGATACCCTCGATAGACAACAGTTCGTCGTCGTCCTCGGACAGAACCTCCTCGGCGCTCTCGTACCCTGCTTCGTTCAGGATACGCGCCGTTTTGGGTCCGACCCCGGCGAGGCGCTCGAGTTTAGTCATCGCCCCACCGTCCAGGGTTACCCTCGATGACTTGCACGTCGCCACCGAGCACTTCTTCGAGCATCGGGTCCTTGCCTTCGTCCTCGGGGTCACGGATTTCCTCGCACACCTGCTGGTGCTTGTCGAACGTGGGGTACCGGAGACCCGTGTAACTGTACTTCGACAGCCCGTTCTTCTGCAACTGTCCGATGGGTTCGCCGTCGGGACCTTCGACGAAGCGCAGAATCTGGTCGACCTTGTAGGCGTTGTCTCGCTCGCCCACCGGTTTCTTCGGGTTCCCCTCGTCCCCTTCCATGATGGCCTCGTAGTCGTCCGTCTGCATGGCCGTCCAGTAGAAGTGGAACGGGGTGTCAATCATTACCTCACGGAACCGCTTGTTGTGGTACCGCTTGATGACTTTCCAGTCGCTCTCGCCCGACCGTCCCATGTTAGAGGACAGGTTGACTTCGTCGAGCGTCTTCCCCTGATACGCCTTGCTGACGTACTTCTGCTTCGACCACTCCCACATCTCGCTCATCGAGTCGACTACGATGGTCCCGCGGTGACCCTTCTCGAGGTACTTGTGCAGCACCTCAATCGCTTCGTCGAGAGCGTCCCGCGCCTCGTCGTAGTCGTCGGGTTGCCAGATGTACGTGACCTTATCCTCGAACTTGGAGGCGAGGTTGTGCGCTTTCCCCTCCGTGTCGATAATGCACACCGGCTGAGGCATGGTGTACCCGAAGTGAGTTTTACCCTTGCCAGGTTCCGCCCACCCGAGGATACGCCAGAGGTACGGTTGCTCTGCTGCCTCGCTGGTGTCCATGGCGTTCGGAGCGACGCCACCGATGTCCACTTCCCCGATGCTACCTGTCTCGTCGTCTAACGAAGACACTTCGGTCGTCTCGGGTTCCTCGGCGTCGTCCGACGTGTCATCCGTACCCTCGTCGGCGAGGTTCTCAACCCCCAAGTCGTCGAGCTCATCGGCATCGACTTCTTCGAGGTCCTCGTCCTCGTCGGCGTCGTCAACGCCCCACCCGGCATCACCGTCGTCGCTGTCGTCGGTGTCGTCGGGATTGCTTGTCGAAGTGCTCTCGGATTCGTTCTCCTGCGTCTCGTCGTCCTCGTCGGGCGAGGTGTCGTCGGAGTCGTTTCCCGCGTCGTCTACGTCGTCTACTGCCTCTGCTACGTCCTCATCGGTCGCCCCGTCGTCTCCATCGTCGTCGGGACGAACCTGCTTGAGACGACGCTCGTACACCTCATGCGCGGACGAGCGTGTGTCCTGTTCGAGCGCCTCCTCGAGAACGTCAGCGTCCTCGATTTCTTTGTACTTGTCCTCGAGGGTGGACACGGTGATGCTCTCCACGTTCTCCGCGTCCACGACCGACGCGAACTGACTGGCGAACCCGACCTCCTTCTCCTCGGTGTCGTCGTCGCCATCCTCCACGTCGCCCACGTCCGAACCCCATCCTCCAGCGTCGTCGGACGTGTCCTCGGTGGTGTCTTCAGTCGATTCCTCGCTCGCGGTTTCGTCGTCCGCCTCGAGGTCCTCAGCGTCCAGTTCGTCGTCGTCCATTCCCCAGCTCATAGGCTTTGCGTCTCCGTGCTATCGTCGTCGTTGCTCCCGCCCGAATTACCGTAGTTGTCGTCGATGGGCATGGAGATGTACGGGACGATGCCGACCACGTTCATCTGCACCTGTCCCTTGTTGTCTCCGCTGTCCTCGCGCGTGATTGTTCCGTAGAAGTCACACTGCGAGTCGTTCCCGAACTCCATCAGGTCTGGTTGCGTCCACGCGGTGAGACCCGCGTTCCGGTCGTCCCCGCCCGTAATCTCCTCGCGGAGGTCGTTCGGGTCGACTACGGTGTCGTCGAGAATGTTGTAGATGCCGAACGGGTTACCGTTCTGCGACTCGCCCTGATAGTGGTCGACCACGTACCCGCTGATACGCTTGAGGTCTGCCTCGTGTGAGAAGTCGTCCGAGTCGCTGACAGACAGGTGGTCGCCCAGGTCCGCGAGCGTCGCCGCGTCCTCGATTTGATTGTTGATGACTTTCCGCTTCCCGTCCTTGCTGTCGGGCAGGTCCTCGAAGTCACCTTCCTCTGCTTTCGTCTGGTCAGACGACCAGCACACGTAGGTCGGTGTGGGTTCGGGGTCGCCCGTCGCCTTCACGTCGCCTTCTTCGAGCGAATTCCACACCTTCAGTTCGTTGAGCGGGCGGAACTTCGCTTTCATGTCGCCCAGGTCAACGCCGTCCGTCTCGTCGAAGATGAACACTGCGATACCGACTGCCTTCTCGTGAGGATTGACGATGCCATACGCGAACAGGACATCTCGCTCCTCAGTGTTCGGGTTGTTCCGTCCCCATCGCCGGATGCCACCGTGACCGAGTGCGAGGGTCGGAATCTCGACGACTTCGCCCGAGAACGACGACGTGCGGTCCTGACGCATGATTTCCGAGCGCACCATGCGTACCGCGAAGGACTTGATGGCGTCCTCGCTCAGGTCGTCCTCAGCGTTTTTGCGTGCGTCGCTGAGTTTGTTTTGGTATCGCTCCTTCAGGTCAGACACGTCCTTCCCCGTGTCGTCTGCGATATCTTGTAGTTCTTGCGCCACGTCCGTCATAGCATATCTCCTCGTTTCATCTGCGTCTTTTCGTTTACCGTACCCCTCCGTAAAGGGTCGGTTCTACAAACAAGGAAGAGAATGGCTTACTCGTGAAACTGGTACCCACAGTTCGGACATATGTCAGTATGCCAGTCTTCCTGGTGACGTTTGGCGTGTTCTGATGCTGAACTGAGTATGAGGTTCGACGGTCGATTATCCCACTTTATCCCCGTAGCATGATGTACCTGATTATCGCACACAGCGTCGAACCCATACTCCGCAACTGCTACCAATCGGTGAACAGGGACCCAATCGCTCTGCCCCCTCTCAGGATTCCATGCTTGCCAGTATTCATACCCATCTTCTGTCGTTGAAAAACTCGCTTTCGGGGTTCGTGGTCGTCGTTCTATTCCATGTCGTCTCATCCAGTCGTATATCGTCGTCTCCGAAACGTCAGACCTCTCAGCGATTTCCGCAGCAGACATCTTGTTTTCCCAGTAAAGCTCCCTCAAACGCTTTTCGTCTCTGTATTCTCGTTCCATAACTAATCTTACTCATTTAGGACCAAATGTATTCCGGTCAGCTAAACAAACCCGCAAGAATAGGTCCAGCAGTCACCCGTCAATAGAGACTAAGCGTTAATACCCCTGTGACCGTAGGCGTTGCTGTAAACGTAGTAGTGGTAGTAGTTATAATGGATTTAGAGGTACCCAACCTATGGAAGTAACAGAGCTCACAGGAGTCGGACAGGTAACGTACAACGACAAGCTGAAGCCAGCCGGATTTGATACAATCGACAAGATTGCCAGGGCTACGGTGGATGAGCTTGTCGATGAAGCAGGACTGACTGAAGGGAAAGCAGAGAAGATACATCAACGAGCGAACCGCGAAGCAGTAATTCTGCAAACGGGTCAGGACGTACAGGATGAGTACGACAGCAAGGGATACGTCACGAGCGGGATGGATAAACTCGATAACCTGCTCGGTGGAGGATGGGAGGAAGGCTTCCTCATTACGCTATCTGGCGAAGCAGGTTCGGGGAAGACACAGGTCGCGTTCAACTCGATGGTGCATGCTGTCGAGAACGAAG